TCAGTAATACTATCCCACTCACAATTAAAACCTGGTGTAGTTGAGGTTGGCGTCGGCGTTGGAGTTTGAGTTTCCGTAGGAGTATTCGTAGGAGTTTGTGTTGGTGTGTTCGTTGGAGTCTCCGTTGGACTTGGACTCACTGAAGGAATTGTTGATGTTGGCGTTTGTGTTGGCGTAGGAGTATTGGTCGGAGTTTCCGTTGGTGTCTGTGTTGCCGTAATAGTCGTAGTTGGAGTATTTGTCGGGGTCTCCGTAGGAGTATTTGTTGGAGTTTCCGTAGGGGTTATACTTGGAGTAGGTGTGTTGGTTGGGGTTTCTGTTGGCGTTTGAGTTGGAGTCTCTGATGGTGTCATACTCGGAGTAGCGGTCAACGTAGGAGTATTGGTTGGGGTCTCCGTTGGAGTTTGTGTTGCCGTAATACTTGGAGTAGGTGTGTTTGTCGGAGTTTCCGTAGGGGTATTTGTCGGGGTTTCCGTTGGTGTATTAGTTGGGGTGCTTGAAGGGCTTTGTGTTGGTGTATTTGTTGGAGTCTCCGTTGGAGTTGCGGTATTGGTTGGCGTAGGAGTTGCGCTCGCACCAGGGCTTCCCGATGGACTTGGAGTATTAGTCTGTGTAGGACTTGTCGTAGGAGTGTTTGTATTGGTCGGGGTGATACTTGGAGTTGTCGTTGGTGTAGAAGTCATCGTAGGCGTTGCCGTAGACGTTTTTGTGGGGGTATTGGTCGGAGTCTCTGATGGAGTATTGGTTGGTGTATTAGTTGGAGTCTTGGTTGGTGTTGTGGTTGGAGTGCTCGTTGGGGTGCTTGAAGGGCTCGCAGTAATACTCGGGGTTATACTCGGAGTAGGTGTGTTGGTTGGCGTTGGTGATGTGGTTGGTTGTGGTGTCGCAGGGACGTTGTAATAGATTACGTTGTTTGCGGTGTTGGCTGTATTACCCGTGTAGTATTCGTTGGTGTCATCCACAAATATGAATGCCAAAGAAGTATAAAGTTTCTCAAGAGCAAACTGAGGATTCAAGTTCGTAGGAGAAACCTGCTCGTAGACCCCCAACCAATATTGGTTCTCATTTGTCAAATGGAGGTTCACGGGACTACCCGCAGAGAAGATTAAATTCTGTGGTTGGTTCTTGTAAGTGGTAAAACTAAACACGTCATATTTTGACGCATAAACTGATGGATAGGTAGATGATATATTCTCGGGAATAAATGTATGAACATCCATACCTTGAGAGTTCTGTAGACGGAACAGATAGGTAGGATTGTTCAAGGTCTTGAACTCACTTGCCAAGACAAAAAGGTTGTTCGTTGCGTTCTGTTGAATGTATAACATCTTATGCGTTCATATAATTTGTAATGATGGTTTGGAAACCTGGTATGTCTGCTGATGATAGACCAGCACCACTCCACCAAAAACCCGAAGTCCAACTGAAACTATTTGTCGCTCCAGCACCTATGTAGTTCAAGAATAAACTACCTCCCGCAACCGCACTATCAACACCCGCTTTCGTTTTGAGTGTTTGTATTCCGTCATTTTGGAAGTAGATATTTGTATCACTTGTAATAACACCATCAATCGTAGCACTCTTAAATCCAAGACCAGTAAAGTCATAACTATCTGTTAGATTTACACCTCTAAAGATTTGATGGTTATTCACATTATTATAGAATGCTCTGTTCCAAGAGTTATTATCAGTTCCCCACATACCATTTGTTCCGCTCGTTGAATTACCAACAAAATTCGCAACATAAGTTCCTTCACTATTTCTAATACTTGTTGTTGAAATTAGATTTGTTCCTTGTGAAACTTGACTACCAATTCTCATATAGTTTTCTTGGGTAAACTGCCAACCTTGAGTTGTATGAACTGGAGGTTGAACTCCACCTGCGTGGATAAGAAGTGAACAAGTTGGATTTGCTGGTGTAATCCAGTTCAACAGAGTAAACGCTGCCGAACCCCCACCAGTAAGGTCAACCTTGAAGATATACATATTCCCAAGTTTAGCCCAATAACCTGCGTTCTTTAAGTCAACGATAAGTTGATTCTGTAATACCTTTTGTGCGTATGATGGAGCGGCATATCCAAGGGTTGCGGCTCTTGCCAAGATTGCGTTGTATTCAGCCGTGAATATTGTCGGAGTTGAGGTCGGCGTTGGCGTCGGTGTTGCCGCTGGAGTTGAACTTGGAGTTGGCGATGGTGTTGGACTTGGTGCGGGACAAGCAACTGCGTTTTGTAATCCCATAAATACATCATACTCATAAACAACATCACCCGCAGATAGATACATCCCATATAATGGTGTTGTTAAAGTAGGGTCAGTATAAAGGAATTGTCCTACACTGAAGAAAGGTAAAACAGAATAAAGTTGTAAGGTCTCTGCCGCAGCACAAGCATTACTGATAGTTGAACCACTACCAAAGTATTCGTCATAAACCACTGGCGATGGACTTGGTGTCATCGTTGGGGTTTTGGTAGGAGTTGCCGATGGAGTCATTGTAGGACTCGCAGTATTCGTAGGTGTGATAGTCGGCGTTGAGGTCGGTGTTGGACTGACAACAACGGGACTACTTGTTGGCGTGGGTGTGGGACTTGGAGTTATAGATGGAGTCGGCGATGGCGTGGGTTGTCCCGCACCTAAAAATTGAGGAACTAATCCTCCGTAATTATAGACTTCCTCACCTTGGAAATAGGTTGCTTGAAGGGCTCTAAAAACTTTACTCATTTAACAATCTATGTATGTATTCAATTTGTTTATCAACATCTACATCACCTTTTTTATCGGGTGTTTCATATCGTTGTTTAGTAATGACATTTCCGTCCCTAAAAAACTCTACTTCTATAAATACCGCATTACCCCATAAATCTAAAATCAAATTGGTCAATCTGTAGCCATCTACGTTGATATACAAATTGTCCTTTCTAATTTTTAATGGTTTGATTACCTCAAGCATTGTGTAAAAAAAAGGGGGGTATTACCCCCCCTCGTATTGATTAGTGTTTATTATTATTCTCTGTCTAATCCAATGTTGGTATTAGCAGCCAACCACTGAGCCAAAGTCTCGCCAGCAGCCACATCAATTTGTGGAACTGAGATAGACTCGTTTGACGTTAGAGTGATTGTATACAATTGTGAATCTCCAGGAAGACTACCCGAAGCAATTGTAGCAGACTCAATAAACATACCACTTGGAGAAGCCAAGAAATACTTACCAGTCTTCAATTTCACGATGAAAATTGAAGCGGTGTTCTGAACGATTTGTTGATACAAATTGGTCGCTCCTTGGTTTAGACCAGGGATGGTGAAAATAAGTTGAGTATTGTAGGTAAAACCTAATGACTCAAGATTGATAGAGGTTGCCTCATTCAACGCAGCAGATGAATTACGAACGATGTCAATTTTCGCAAATTCCGCACCACTTGTTGAAGCCGTCATACTGATTACTTCACCCGTTCCAGAATAAGAAATCCCCTCTAAAGAACAAGTTGTTCCCGTTCCTGGTGTCAACACGTAGAGGGCGTCAAGACCCGGAACGTTGTTTACGCAGGACTGGAGTTCCAACCCATTGGTGATACAGCAGTTATATGTAGATGAACTCATAGTTTTTTTATATTAAATTTTAGAGGTTTATGGATTAGGATGCGTATACAACTTGAGAACCGAATGATACAGCCCCGCCCAACTTCATCGCTAATTTGAGCCTTACCTGCTGAAAATCATTTGACCACCACGAAATTGGAGAAGTAATGTCCGATAAAAGGTCGGTGCCAAGTAGCAAGTTTTCTGGATTTGTCAACACCATTTTACCAGCAGAAATTTCACAAGAAATAGCAATAGTATTGGTGAATGGAATCTGAATTGCCATCTGTCCATTTTGTAATGTAACCGGGTTGAAGTTAAATAAATTCTGGTCTCTCAAGGCGAGTTGTAGCGCCTGAAAATCTGAGTGATTTAGAGCCATAATTGTTGGAACAACTTTCAATGGGTCTGGAAGATTTAACAAGTAAGAATTCGTAGTTGTAATTGCGTTTGAAGGAGTCAATGCTGTGTAGCCGATGTTCACTACTGAACCACTCAAAGCAGCACTTTCCAATTGCTCAATAATACCAGAACAACCTTCAACTGCTTGAGTTGAGTTCCAGAATCTTCTTGATGCGTAAACGTTTGCTTTTTTAGAGATGTCAGACATAAACGCTTCCTCAGTAGCAGCCCCTACAGATTCGTTGTAAGAACCTGGTGCCAATCTGATACTCATAATGGTTCTATCCAAGTCAGCAGGACACCAAGACTTCTCAATTACGTATTGACAAGTTCTAAGTTCTACTTCAGACATTGCGATAGTTCCGCCAGTGAATGAACAACCATTACCAGGGTAAGCGATTGTATCAATATCCCCAGTCTCAAACACGGGGATAAGTTCCCCAAATTTAATGTTTGGGATTACTTTGTATATCTGAGCCTCAATTGTGTCCATTACAATCTTATGTAATAGCAAATCTGCGTTTGCGTTGAGGTAGTCAGACATACCATTTGTGTCAAAATCAAAATTAAATTTTTTCATTTTTTTAGGTATTTTTTTTTATGTTATTTTTTTAGGTTTTCTTTCATTGCTTTCAATAACTCATATCTGTGGTCAGTTGAAAACATAGATGAAACAACTTTATCCTCTCTAAGAGGTTCGTAAGCAGAAGAAGCCTTGAATGACTCGTAGTCTTTTTTCATCTTCTTCATCTCTTCCGATAATACTTTTAATTCTTCAACGACTGGAGCCAACGCCTCTACTACGGCTTGAACAACTCCTTCGGTCATAACGTCCTCAACTCCTGCTGGCACTTCAACGGGGACTTCAGCAGCCTCAATGACTACTTCAACCTCTCCGCCTTCAGATTCACCTTCACGGATTTCAACAAGTTTACCTTCCGCATCTGTGATGAATACTCTACCATCCATTAGTTTATGTTCGCCTGCGCCAACAATCGTGAAAGTCCCATCCTCGTTCTTTAAGGACACCACATCACCCGTTTGGAAAGCGCCTTCGGTTTGATTGGAAATTACCAATCCACCTTCTAATTCTACTTCCTCAAATTTGAGATATGATGAAAACTTAAAGCCAACCAAATCAGCGACTCTTTGTAAGATTTCAATGTTCTTTTTCATTTGTGTATGAATGTTTTTAGTTTTATGTATAAATAGTTTATTAAAATTCCAAATTAGTCTTTGTCTAAGTCCTCTAAGACCATTTCTAATAATTGGAGGATATTATACTCTTGATATAGTTCTCTCGCTTCTGTGTGGGTCTTACAAGGGAAATAACCATATTCCTCCATATAGTGATAATCACTACATCCCAAAGCAACGGAAGCCTCTTGCGCTTGTTGCCAATATGGGTAGTATGGAGCCCCATCATAAGTCCCCATCTGAGCCATATTCTCAGAACGAATTTTACCACAGATTTTCGGTGCTGCGGTCTCACCATATCTCTCAGTCATATCCTTGATACAATCGTCCCAAGGATACGGAGCAAATTCTACTTTCTTTTCCAAATCTTTTCCGTTTGGTTTTTGGTAATCTATCATACCCCCCGTGTTGATTTCCGCTTTTACACGAACACAATTGGGGACTTCTCTACCATCTTTAATTTTTGTTCCGTAGGGTTCATAACCTTCCCAACACGTTCCATCGGGAAACGCAAAGGATTTGTTCTCCCACTTAGAATAACACACGGCTATTCTTTGTTGCTCAGAATCGTATTCATTCATCAACGATGAAACACAACGATTCATAAATTCATTTTCTTCTTCCCCTGGTTCGGGTG